TAATCCGCAGCATCGGACACCGCAAGGCCATAGGAGCCACCAGGAGCGCTCACAGCGCCATCTGTGATGTCCACGGCATCGCCGGCGTCCATACGGCTTACAAGGCCAGCTAGGAGCCGATACGGCAGCGCTACAGCGCCAGCGGTATTGACCACTGCTGGGATGGTCACCGTGATGCCTAGGTCAAGGTTGTAGCCGGTGATGGTGACATTGCCACCGCCAGCAGTGATGAGGCAGCAGTCAAGGATCGGGTGTGAGCTGCGCGTGCCTACTGCAGGTGCAATGGTGCGCAGTGCATGGTCTAAATCAGCTTGCGATGTTGTGAGCTTCATTGAGTGCAGCGATGATGTTGTTGTAATCGTCTTGAAAGCTGGCGACGAGTTCCATGGGGATGGGCACGCCGTCATCTTGAGCATTGTCGCGGATGGCATGGGCGTATGCCATCGCTTGCGTCATGCAGTCATGTAGTCGGTTGATGACCGGCGACTGCTTGGCGCTGATGTTGATCAAGTCTGGTGATGACATAAGCAACGAGATATTCAACCTGCAGCCGAGGCAAGTCACCGCGCATGGCGCTAACTGCATCAGCAACCAGCGCATGGTACTCCACCGTGGTCAACCGTGCAACCGGCGGTCTTAACGCTTTGTTGCGAATGAACGCTGAGCGGCTGGTGCCTGATGCTGCCGCTTGGCGGTCCAAAGCGGTCAGGTCAGCGGGCTCGAAACGGACTTTGATCTCTTGCATGGGCGCTTCAGAGGTTGGACGAGGTTAGACGCCTTGATATGACTGGCTTTGTCCGACCGTCTAACCAACCTAACCTCTTAAATAAAATAAGTAAATAGAGGGGTAGGGGGAGGTACGGGGTAACTCTTAAGGGGAGGTAGGTCGGTCGTGAGGTTAGGCGGCTGAGATACGCTGCGCTGCAAGGCGTTTCGCCGTCTAGCCCCTAGGTTGGTCGTCTAGCTGGTAGTACCAACGCCGCTTGCCGGATGATTCGCGGTGTTTGGTCCAACCAAGCTCTTTCAGGATGGATGCAACCTGCATTTGGTCCACCTTGGTCTGGCGCTCCATGGGCTTCTGGATGGCCTTGGCGAGGATCTCCTCAGAGGTCAATACCTCCATGGAACGGCGATCAGCAAGGTAGGTAAGGATGGCTGAACGCCATGGTGATTCAATCATGTAGGCATCATTTTCCTGCTGAACTGCAAGCTCCATCGCAAGCGGGAGGCGATTAGTTTCGCCGTTGCGGTATGCGTGAACAGCAGCAGACCAAATCGCATCGCGCTCCATCAGCAGAGTTGCGGTGTTAATTTGATCGACCTGGGTTTTAGTTGTAGGAATTACCCAGAAGCGGCGGTTTCCGGTTTCATCAACTAAGAAGCCAGCGGTCTTGTTGGTGGTGCCAACAATAATGCCACGGCGAGGAAATGCCTCAACGGCTTTACCGTATGGAACCCTAAGTAGGTCAACCGCTTGCGAGAGGAACGCCTTAACTTGGCCGGCGTGCTTGCGGTTGGTAATGTGATCAAGCTCTGCCCATTCCATAATCCAGGAACGGTGCAGCACCATTACATCATCCTTGGTGCTGATGTCGCCTAAGGCATCGGAATAGAACGGACCGCCAAGGCACCCCCAGAAACTGGACTTGTACGCGCCTTGATCGCCCATGATGACGCAAGCGGTGTCGTGCTTGTAGCCAGGGTCAAAAGCACGGGCAACAGCGCCGATAAGCGTGCGCTTGAGCATCTCGTCGTAAATACTGGTGCCGCCATCACCTGGCCTGAGGTACGCGGTTGCTAGGCCATCGATGTAGGTCGGCTCAACGTGCTGCTCGCAATGGAGCAGGTACTCGGTGACTGGGTTGTAAAAGTTTTCATTGGCGACTTGGACTAGGCAGTCAATGGCTAGCTCCTTGCCAACCTTGTAACCCATTTCAGCCAGCTTGAGGTAGAAGCGGTCGGCACCGTCAACGACCTTGCCTTTGATCTCGATTTGCTGGGTGAAGACGTTGTAGCGGATCTCATCAGCCTGGCTGCGCAGCAGTGCCAACAGCTCTGCGGTTTCCAGCTTCTCCGGCTTGGTGATGATCGGCGGCTTATCGCCCCCACCATCGCTGGCCCCACTGGCAACGGTGCGGCTAGGTTCACGGCGCTGCGAGCGCCAGCCGTCTTTCTTGGCCATGTCGCCAAGGGTGCCAAGGCTGATGCCGGACTTCTTGAAGCTCTTCCACTTGCGCTGGCAGTCGCTGGGCTTGTGCTTGCCGGATTGCGCAGACCAGTGCTCCCAATCGATTAGGAGGCTGTCATCACCAACGCTATGGAGCGCCATGCCAACGTTTAGCCAGTCGTCATAGTCATCAGCGCGGCTGCTGGATAGCGCATCAAGGTATGAGCGCGCACGGTCTGCGTCATCAGAAGCCGCCAGCAATGGCAACGGCTCAGCCACTGGCTTGAGCATTTTCTCAATCAGGCACAGCGGCGCTTCTGCTAGGTCGAGGTCTTCGGGGCTGTATTTGGCAACCCAGTGGTAGCCGGTAGTGGTTGGGTGCGCACCAGCTACAACGGACTGGCAACCGGTCCATCGGAGTTCGATCTGCTCTGGCTTGTTGTCGGAGTCGGTGATGCCGGATTTGTATTTGCGCGTGGCGATGTCTGGCCAGTACTGCTCCGGTACGCGGTAGATGACCTGAAACCTGCCATCACGGCCAGAGGTGACGGTCCAGCTACGCGGCATAGACGACATGGGGCAACCCCAGTCGCGGAGGATTGTGCTAGCGCTGCGACCATCGTGATCAAGAAACAGCAAACCACCAGATGGGACACCGCAGCACACGCCAATGGCCTTGGCGCTGCCAGCTTCTAGCTCAGCCTGCAAGCCATCTTTATCTAGTGGTCGCTCCTGCCACTTGGTCTGATAAGGACGCTTTTGATCATCGACAGCGACATATCCCCACCTATCGGGTAGGCGTGCAAGCTCTTCGGTAAGGCTCATCGCTTAGTGGCTGGCAGGATGCCGTTTAGGTGCAGGTCAAGCGACTGCTCCAGTAGTAGCCGTATAGCAGTGGCGCGACTCATGCGATTACCACGCCATGAGTCAAGGCGCTGCAACTGGTCTGGTGTTAGTCGTATATGGGTTGGATGACTTAAGCGCACGGTGCTGGGCTAGGTGCTTGCACAGTGTAGCAGCGGCTGCTACGGTGGCAAGGCCAGATGGCTGCCATGACCTACAAAGACTTCCTTGACCAAAAGACACATGAGGGTGCGACGCACGGTTTTGATCCGGTGTTTATGCCTGACCAGTTGTTTGATTTTCAGCAATCGCTGGTGGATTGGGCTGTGCGCAAGGGTCGCGCTGCGATCTTCGCCGACTGCGGGCTAGGCAAAACCGCTATGCAGCTCACATGGGCTGAGAACGTGGCTCGACACACTGGCAAGCCGGTGCTGATCTTGACCCCCTTAGCGGTTGCTGCGCAGACCATCCGCGAGGGTGAAAAGTTTGGCATTGAGTGTTACCGCAGCAGCGATGGCACCGTGCCGGGCCGCATCGTGATCACCAACTACGAGCGGCTTGAGCATTTCAAACCGGCTGACTTTGCCGGCGTGGTCTGCGATGAGAGCAGCATCCTTAAGAGCTTCGACGGCGCCCGCCGCAATGAGATCACCGATTTCATGCGCAAGGTGCCCTACCGACTACTAGCCACCGCCACTGCTGCGCCTAACGACTTCATCGAACTAGGCACCAGCTCTGAAGCCCTTGGCTACATGGGCCACATGGACATGCTCGCCCGGTTCTTCAAGAACGATCAGAACAATTTGACTAGCCGCCGCATGTACGGCGAGGCCCCCAAATGGCGCTTCAAGGGTCACGCTGAGCAGCCGTTTTGGAGGTGGGTTACAAGCTGGGCGAGGGCTTGCCGCCAGCCATCAGACCTTGGCTTTGATGATGGCCGGTTTACTTTGCCGCCGCTGAATGAGATTGACCACTTGATTGAGACCAGCACCATTCCCGAGGGGATGCTGTTTGCCATACCAGCAACAGACCTAAGGGAGCAACGCGCTGAAAAGAAACGCACGGTTGTGGAGCGATGCGAGCAAGTGGCCAGCATGGTTGCCGATACTGGCCAGCCGGCGCTGGTGTGGTGCCATTTGAACGAAGAGGGCGACCTGCTAGAGCGGCTGATACCAGGCGCAATACAGGTATCCGGCAAGGACAAAGATGAGGCCAAGGAGCGCCGGTTGATTGATTTTGCGGAAGGTCGATCAAGGGTGCTAATCACTAAGCCAAAGATTGGCGCTTGGGGCTTGAACTTTCAAGTCTGCAACCACATCACTTATTTTCCTTCGCATAGCTTTGAGCAGTATTACCAGTCGGTTAGGCGCTGCTGGCGATTTGGTCAAAAGCGACCTGTAACAGTTGACATCATCTTGACCGAAGGCGAACGGCGAATCATGCAAAACCTGCATCGCAAACGCGGGCAGGCTGAGCAAATGTTTGGCAGCCTTGTTGCTGAAATGAATCACTCGCTGGACATCCAGCGCAAAGAATACAACACCAATCCTATTGAGGTTCCATCATGGCTATGATCACTGACCGCTATGCAATTTATAACGGCGACTGCATTGAAGTAATGCAAAGCCTGCCGGCGGCTTCTGTCCATTTCTCGATCTACTCGCCGCCATTTGCTGGACTGTATGTTTACAGCTCTAACGAGCGTGATATTAGCAACTGCAAAGACTATGATCAATTTATGGATCATTACGGCTTTGTAGTCAAAGATCTGCACCGCTTGACATTGCCTGGCCGCTTAACCGCTGTGCATTGCACTGATATATCAAGCGGCAACAGCGGCAAAGATTCATTGATTGATTTACCCGGCAAAATTATTGAATTGCATCAACAGCACGGCTGGCATTTTGTGGCTCGCCATACGATATGGAAAGAGCCGTTGTGGGTGCGAAACCGAACAATGGTAAAGAGCTTGGCGCATAAAACAATTGTTGATGATGGCGCTTACGCAGGCGTTGCAAGTGCTGATTATTTGTTGATCTTTCGGCGCAGTGGTGAGAATACTATCCCAGTTGCGCATCCAACCGGGCTAGACCACTACGCCGGCGAATGCCCTATCCCGGTAGAGCTGCATAAGTACAAAGGATGGAAAGGCAAGCAAACTGAAAACCGCTTTAGCCATTGGATCTGGCGCCGTTACGCCTCGTCTATTTGGGATGACATCAACATGGGGCGGGTGCTGCCGTTCCGTGATGGCAAAGATCCTGATGATGAGAAACACGTCCACCCGCTGCAACTGGACGTGATTGACCGCGCCATATGCCTGCGGTCCAACCCTGGCGAAACGGTGCTGACCCCGTTCATGGGCGTTGGCAGCGAGGTATACGGCGCTGTGCAGCTTGGCCGCCGTGGCATCGGCATCGAGCTAAAAGAGTCGTATTACAAACAAGCGATCAAGAATATGCAGATTGCGGTAGAAGATACGCGCACTCCAGATCAAACAGAATTGCTCGATATAGAGGGGATGGACTGATGAACCTCCGCCCCTACCAAGCCGAGCTGATCACCGCCATCCGCCTGCAATACCAACTAGGCCATCGCAAAGTGCTGGCGGTACTGCCTACCGGCGCTGGCAAGACCGTCTGCTTTAGCCACATCGCCCAAGCTGCCGCCAAGAAAGGTAACCGCGTGCTGATCGCGGTACACAGGCAAGAGCTGCTGGACCAAGCGTGCCGCAGCTTGCCAATGCCGCATGGTGTGATCGCCGCTAACCGCGCCATGGACCTATCTGCAGCTGTGCAGGTGGCATCAATCCAGACCTTGGCCCGCAGGCTGCATAAGTTGCCGCGTGACTTCTTCCAGTTGGTGATCATCGACGAAGCACACCACAGCAATGCCGGCACCTGGGCGCGCACACTGGAACACTTCCACCAAGCGCATCTGCTCGGCGTCACTGCTACCCCAATCAGGCTCGACGGTCGCGGTCTTGGCGAGCATTACCAGGCGATGGTTGAAGGCCCTAGCGCTGCGTGGCTAACCGATAACGGCTACCTCGCGCCTGCACGGGTGCTGGCGCCGCCGGGGTTTGACACCACTGGCCTACGCAAACGGATGGGTGACTTCGACACCCGTGAGGCTGAGCACCGTATCGGCACGATCATGGGCGACTGCCTGAGCCACTACCGCAAACACCTAGACGGCCAGACAGCGATCGCCTTCTGCTGCTCAGTGGCACATGCCGAGGCAGTAGCACGGCTGTTCATGGGTGCCGGCATCCCAGCCGCCAGCATCGACGGCAGCATGACCAGCGAGCAACGCCGTGACCTGCTGCAAGCGCTAGGTACTGGTCGCATACGCATCCTGACGAGCTGCGCACTTATAGGTGAAGGCGTAGACGTGCCCAGCGTCGGCGGCTGCATCCTGTTGCGGCCTACCGCTAGCACCAGCCTGCATCTGCAGATGATCGGTCGCTGCCTGCGGCCATCACCCGGCAAGGCTGCTGCAGTGGTGCTGGATCACGTCGGCAACACGCTGCGCCTCGGCCACCACCTAGAACCGCGTGAGTGGACGTTGGAGGGCCTAGCTAAGCGTGACCGGGAGAAGGCGCCATCGGTCAAGGTGTGCCCGCAGTGCTTTGCTGCAATGGCTAGCCAGGCTAAGCAGTGCGGTGAGTGCGGCCATACGTTCGCCGCTGAGGTGCGCGAGCTGCAGCAGGTTGAGGGGGAGCTGGTTGAGGTGCAACGGCAGCAGCGCCGCCAGCAAGGCACCGCTCAATCCCTCGACGACCTGCGCGAGCTAGCGCAGCAGCGCGGCTACAAGCGAGGATGGGCGGAACGCGTCTACCAAGCGCGACTGGCTAAACGGTATGGCGCCTGAGCAATCCATCCAGCAACACATCCGCCTGACCTGCAGCACCGGAGCTACCAGGCTGTTCCGCAATAACACCGGCACGCTGCGGGACCAGCATGGGCGCCCGGTGAGCTTTGGCCTTGCCAAGGGCAGCGCTGACCTAATCGGCTGGACAATACGCACCGTGACCCCAGAGATGGTGGGTCAGCAGGTGGCCGTCTTCACCAGCATTGAGGTCAAGACCCCTACCGGCCGGGTCAAGCCAGAGCAGCAGCAGTGGCTCGATGCAGTGCTGTCAGCAGGTGGCATCGCAGGTGTGGCCCGCAGCGTTGAGGATGCGTTACGGATTACGACTGCTGACGGTTGACGAGGGCGGCGTAGGGTGTAGGATACCGGGACAGGAGGCGAGAGCTTCCATCCCAACCCGAGAACCATGACCTTCACCCTTGAGAACGCCAAAATCGAGAAGCGCGTTTCATTCACGCCCGCTGGCGCCGAGTACGTCGTCATGACTACTTGGGGATTTGGCCCTAACTCGCAAACCTGGTACCAAGCCTGCACCCGTAAGCACTTCACCGGCAACGCCCGCAACTGCTACCGCTCGCTGATCAACCAAGGCTGGGTTGCAGTCTGACCCACGCGGCCTGCCGGAGCCGCACCCAATCCGGCGTTAATTACCCCAACCCGAGAACCATGACCGCTACGACCATCGCCCTGTTACTAGCGCTGCTGCTACTGCCGCTGCTGGTATTGCTATGGGCAACTGAGAGCACCGAGCAGCGCGTTAAGCGGCTGCGCAGCTACGGCTGGGCGCAGCGCCGCATTGCTGAGCACATGAACATCACCCGTTATCGCGTCCGTCAGGTACTCGCATGATCAGCAACCCTTGGGTTAACCGCATCACTGCATTGGTGGTGCTTGCTGCCATCTACGCCGCTGGCTATGCCGGTGGCCGTGATGCCACTGTGCAAGCGCACCACAACCATCCCGCCTGTCATACCAACCTCAAGCCATGAGCGAATCTGACGTTTATTGGACCTTCGTTACTGCCAGCAAATACGCCGGCAGCTTCTACCAAGCAATGGGCAATGCCGGCCTTGCCGCTGACCCCAACAACAAGCGGCGCATCCTTGCTGCATTTCCTGAGATGGTCGCCACCTACGGCGTAGCCAGCAGGCTGCATCAAAAGATGCGCAGTGGGGTAGCAGCATGACCACCTCGCGCGAGTGGGTAGTTGACCGCCCACCAACTAGAGATGACGCTGACAAGGAAAGCCGCGTCGAGCTTGCTAAATACCCAGAAGGCAATTCATGCGTTCAGGTCAATTGGCAACAAGTAGGAGCTGGCGCACGATGGCGTCCAACCAAGCATTGGCAAGATCTTGCGACTGCGAATCAATTGCCAATTGCGACCAGTGCAATGTGCAGCGTCTGCCGCTACTGGCTGAAATGGTCAAAGCCCGGCGGTGAATGCCGCCGCAACGCGCCGCAATCTGTAATGATCCACGCCGACGTGGACGACACAGAGCACATTGCCTATTGGCCGGGCACTGATGATGCCGACTGGTGCGGTGAATGGGAGGCTAGGTCATGATCACTAACGAGCAGTACCACGCCGACCCAGCCATCAGCGCCAGCCATCTCCATGCAGTGGCCAACAGCCCCTACCACTACTGGAGCCGCTTCCTAGCACCAGATCGTCCGCCATCAGTGCAGACGGCTGCAATGAAGCTCGGCAGCTTGACCCATTGCGCAGTGCTGGAACCCGACGAGATTGGCAAGCGCTACGGCATCTGCCTGCCGCGTAATACCAAGGCCGGAAAGGAGATGGCTGCTGAGATGGAAGCCGGCGGTATCGAAGCCGTCACTGCTTCAGAGATGGAGCAGGCGATGGCAATGGCCGGCAGTGTGCGCAGCCATCAAGCTGCTGCAGCACTGCTGCGTGACGGCAAGGCAGAGCAAAGCTTTTGGTGGGATGACATCCAAACAGGTCTGCGCTGCAAGTGCCGCCCTGACTGGTACAACGGCACCACCATTGTGGATCTCAAGACCACAACTGATGCCAGCCCCAAGGGGGTTGCTAAGTCGGTTGCGCAGTGGCGGTACCACGTTCAGCAGAACCACTACCTCGCCGGCACCTTTGCTGAGCGGTTTGTTTTCATCGCAGTCGAGAAGCAGTACCCATTCGCTACCGCTTGTTACGAGCTAGACGAGACTGCAGCGCTGCATGGTGAAGCGGAACGCCGCAACAACCTGCAGACCATCGCCGACTGCCGCGCCATTGCTGAATGGCCTGGCTACGGCAACACCATCCAACCGCTGAGCCTGCCTAACTGGGCGCTCTACGGCACCACAACTATCACCTCCGATGACTTCTAGCTCCCTAGCACTCTGGACACCAGAGCAGGCCCAACTGATCAGCACCACCATCGCGCCTGGCTGCAGCGGTGATGAGCTACGGCTATTTGCCTATGCCTGCCAGCGGACAGGGCTTGACCCGTTCAGCAAGCAGATATACGCCATCAAGCGTGGCGGCAAGATGACCATCCAAGCTGGCATCGACGGCCTGCGCAGCATTGCGGAGCGCACCGGCCAACTAGACGGCAGCGAGACGCTCTGGTGCGGTGATGACGGCCAGTGGACTGATGTATGGCTTGGCAGTAAGCCACCTGCCGCCGCCAAGACCACCATCTGGCGCAAAGGTGCTAGCCATCCGTTCACAGGTGTTGCCCGCTTTGCTGACTACAACGCCGGCCAAGGGTTGTGGACCAAAATGGGCGCCACCATGATTGCTAAGTGCAGCGAAGCACTCGCACTCCGTAAGGCGTTCCCTGCAGACCTAAGCGGCGTCTACAGCAGCGATGAAATGGAGCAGGCTGTCGAGCCTGTTACGGTCACCAGCACACCAGCACCAGCGCTGCCAGCCGGCGATGACAAGGTGTTTACGGCTGGCAAGGCTGCCATTGCAAAGGCAACCAATATGGAAGCCCTCGCCAAGGTGACCGAGCGCATGGAAGCCCGTAAGGGTGACCTATCCACTGAGCAGCAGGAGATCCTGCTAGCGCTTGCGCTGGATAAGGAGGCCAGCTTTACCACTGCTGAAGAGGACCCATTTGATGACTGAGCCGTACCTAAGCACTGACCAGTTAGCAGCGCGTTGGGGGCTGCAACCAGCAGCCATCAAAAACCAACGCGCACGCGGCATCGGCCCTAGGTACTACACCATCCCGCGCATTGGCTTTCCTGCTGGTACGCCACGGGTGCGGTATCCGCTAGCGCAAGTGCTGGCATTTGAAGAATCCAATTCCATTACACCACTGACATGAGCCTTTACGCATCCGGCATCATTCGCATCATCACTGAGCCTGCACTGCGCACATTCGATAGCGGCACCATGGTCGCTAACTTTGCAGGTGGCATCCAAGAAGGCAAGGATAAAGACGGCAACTGGATCAACAATGCAATTGACATTGAGATCTGGGGTAAGTCTGCTGAGGTAGTAGTTGACCGCTGCAAGAAAGGCGACAGCATCTTTGTAACCGGCAACGTCCGCCGCCAGGAATGGGCTGATAAAGAAACCGGCTCCAAGCGCAGCAAGCACATCATGAGCGTGCAGCGGTTTGAGTTTTTGCCACGCGCCGCACAATCCAGTGACGAGGTTGCTTTCTGATGAACGCTACCTCAATTGAAGCCGCCTTCCACGACTGGTGGCTCGACTCTTACAAGCGCCCACCTACCGCCCAAGCGACTATGACCCACGTTGCCTTCGCCAAGCATGTGATCGAGCTAGCCAAGTTGTTTGAGGCCGTAAGTGAATACTGAACACCCCATCACCCCACCGCCAGAGCTAGTACAACAGTGGTTGGACTACCCGTGGGGTCTGCTTGAGCAGGCGTCCATCACCATCACGACCAACCGGCTCCAGAACGTCGCCACCCAATCCGCCCAATGGGGCGCCGACCAGGAGCTGGAGGCGTGTATTGCCAACATCAACACGATGTACGGCAACGGGCTTGCCAACTGGCTGCGTTCAATGCGCCGCGCCAAGCCGCCGAGCTTGAAGGAGCAGGCGCTAACTGAGCTGGAAGAGATCCTGGACGAGTTGCATGACACACCTGGATCAGCGTTCACTACCGATGCAATCCGCCGCGCCCTGGAGTCCCTCGATGACTAGCCAGCACCGCGCCACGCCTGAGCAGTGGAAGTTGCTGCAACGCCAAGGCCAGACGCTAGGCAGCGCCGAATCCACAGCCCTGCTTGAACTCCGCGCCCGCATCGAGGCGCTAGAGGCTGCGCAGCAACCTTACCAGGGCGACAAGATGGACCGGCTGATTGCCATAGACCGCGACGATCCCGCCAACACTATTAACCAGGAGGGTAATGGCAATGACTAGCACCGACTTCCGCGCCCTGTGCGAAGAGCTAACGACGACACTTGAATACACTTGGGACGGCAGAAGGCCCAAAGTTATTCAAGAACTGATTGAACGCGCCCGCGCCGCCCTAGCCCAGCCCGAGCCGGTGGCGCCAACGGATGATGACGTAACTGAACTGTTCTATCGCCACATGGGCGAAGGTTCACAGGTTGGCTTTGAAAACGCTATTGCGGAAGCTCTTGCCCGCTGGGGCACACCCGCCATCCAGCCGGTGCCGGTGGGGGTGACGGATGAGGCGTTGGCCAATTTTTCAGGCTGGTTCTGCCGCAACTACCCAGGCCCAGACACCATTATTCACAAGCCCGAATGGCACGCGCCAAAAGTGTTCCGAGCGGCGGCGTATGCCATTACCCGCTGGGGCACACCCGCCATCCAGCCGGTGCCGGTGAGCAAGCGGCTGCCGGACCCTGAGGAGTGCGATGCGGAAGGTTGGTGCTGGTGGTGGCACCCCGGCCACAAGGAAGATGACTTCATTTTCCCTGATGGTTGGATCTTGCTTAATCCCAAATGGGCAAGTAGCAGCCGCGGTTCCGACGACTCCCTGATCTACACACACTGGCTCCCCGCCAACGTCCTACCCACCTTCGAGGCCCTGCCAAATGACTGACCAACCGCTATCCCCCGCCGCGCAGGCAATCATGGTTGCCGCCACCAATGGCAACTTCAATGTTGTAAACGATCCGGTTTACAAGCAGTGCATTGCCGCCGCTCTGCGGGCTGCTGCAAACGATCTGGATGCCATCGCAAACGAGCTGGAGGCCCAGTGACCCACTGGCGCGTCCTAGCCAAAGCCCTAGGCGAGAAGGCGCATCCTAACCCCCGCATCGCTGATCGGGTGGCTCTGGTGCGCCTTGCCATTCTTGGCAGTTACCTAACCACTAACACATTCATAGTTGCTGGCGTAATCCGCCATTGGAACCACACATGAAACCGGCAATAGAACGCGGTGAAAAATGCTACAACGCTCGGCTAACTGAAGAGCAAGTGCGCCTTGCTCGCATCTATGTAATGAAAGGCCCAGTTGGGACATTGCCGCAACTTGCTAGAAGGTGGGGTGTAGGGACACAAACGCTGCGCAATGCAGTGATCTACAAGAACTGGAGACACATTCCGCCACCTACTGCATCTGAGCTAGACGCTACACCACTACCAAACTGGCTGGACACTACAGGCGCTCCACACCGCTCGCATTGCGGCACCTGCGTTCATTGGTGCAACGTAAGGTCATGCACCATGGAGATCCCCGAGGCTGGCGGGTTCTTCGCTACTTCCTGTGCGGCCTATGCCACCACAAGCCTCACGGGCTAACCATTGGATTTGCGACCGCTGGCTTGCTTCTAGCTCAACTAGCAGCAGCGCATATTCCAGCAAGCCATTCCAATCACCCTTGGCGTGCAATGCTCGTAATGCACTTGCATTGGCTGCGCCATGGAACTGTGCTTCCATTGTATGAACTAATGGATTCATCATGTCCCCATCATTCAAAAGCTACCTTAACGAGATTGCACGGTATCCATTGCTCACAGTGGACCAGGAGATCCAATACGGCAGACGTATCGCCAAGATGCGTGAATTACAGCAGCTAGAGCGACCGTTGACAGATGCAGAGCAGCGGCTATTACGCAGCGGCCTGCGCGCGCGTGAGCGGTTTATGCAATGCAACCTACAGCTAGTGGTGCATGTAGCAAAGAAGTATGAAAACCGAAGGCGCAAGTCACTTGAAATAATGGACCTCATCCAAGAGGGTAATATCGGGCTTGCCAGAGCGGTTGAATTATTTGATTCATCACGCGGCTATAAGTTTTCAACCTATGCCTACTGGTGGATAAAGCAAGGCATCCAACGTGCATTATCGCAAAGCGATGCGATGATTAGATTACCGACTGGGTTGCATGACTTGCTGTCAAAGATAGCTCGTACTACATCAGACCTAGGGCAGCGCATTGGCCGCACACCGACACTAATAGAAGTAGCAGAGCATATCGGCGTTGACATAAATACTATCCACGATGCATTGCGCCGCAGTCATGCAGTGCATAGCTTGGATGCAATATCAGCAGCAAGTGAAACATTATCGCTGATTGATATGATCGCTGACCCTAAGTCATTGATTGATATGGATGAACTTAGCATCAGCCATCAAGCGGAAGAAATGCTAGAGCTAATTGATAAGTATTTAGACGAGCGCTCTAAGTTTGTCCTTCGCAGTCGTAGGCTGCAAGAGCCGCTAACGTGGGCTGAGATTGCCGCAAAGTTTGGTGTTGCGCCATCACGGGTACAGCAAATTGAACGCATGGCATTGTTTAGATTGCGGATGATGCTCAACAAAGGAAAAGAACTCCATGGCACCCCACTTGGCAACTGCAACCATTGAACATATCGGCGCTATATGGCGCGTATGCGCTAATGGGATATGTAAAGAACACCATCAAGAATGGCAAGCAAAGGTGTTTTATCATCAGATGATCAATAATTCCAACGCACACGCGGGCGACCAGCACGAATGCCAAGATGGATAAACCCTTTGGCTGCACCGTAGCCAAGTGAAAAAGGCCACTTAGCATCGCACCAATCTTGCACGGCCTTTACGGGTACTCCGCTAATGAAAAAGTCAATGGCGCCGCATCCTGGTTCATAAAGATGCTCGCTATTGCTGGCTCCACCAACTGCTTGGTTCACATTTTTTGGCCTATGCCCGCTAGTAATAACGACTGGCTTGTTACCGAATTGAGCGCGGGCTTTCTCGATAAAGATGCACAATTCAGTGCAGATGTCACACTGAGCTTGACTAATAAAACGCCTGCGCTCTTCATTAACGCAAACCTCACCGTAAGTGATATGCGGTGTAATGAGCGCAGTAAACGGCGACGCCGGGGTAAAGCGCGGCGCTGATTGCTGCAATGGCTGCTTGCCAGCAAATAAAGCAACTTCAGCAGAGCGACGGCGTGTAAGCCCTGGCAGAGGCTTGCCGTTGGCTTTATCCCACTTGGGCAGCTCCTGCGGAATGACGATAACGCCTGATTCACCAGCTAGCAGCCGCTTACGCAACGTGCTGGATTCAACCGCGCCAAGCCCTACGTTAAATGCCCATGAGATCAGCGCCGCTTGCTGGTTAGCACTCCATAGATTGCTGCCGGGTAGCAGGCGGTGGATGCCATCTGCAAAGCGTTGTAGATCCTCGGCGAGCCACTGATCTGCTTGTGATTGGCTGATCCGCTTGGTGTCAAAAGTAATATCCTTGCCAGTTCGGCCATAGCCAAGCGTAGGAATGCCAGCGGCGCATAAGTACGGTTCAAGGCGGCATCCTTCAAACTCAGCGACAATTTTGCGCGCAGGGTCAAACCATGCCGGTGGATCTGGCTGCTTACCAGCTTGGCTCCATGTCTTAAACCACTCCTGATCCCTATTAAAGAGATCAGGCACACGCTTTAATAGCTGCTCTTCTAATTCAACAATGCCCGCCATTTGATGTGGCAGCGCCTTGTAGTAGCGGAACAGGTCGCTAGGCTTAATGCTGCTCATCGCTTGATGTTGCGGATCGCTGCTTTGACTGGATCGTAGAGGCCAAGGATGGCGCTTACTTGGGTGGCGGTTGCTTTGTGGCCGATCTTCTCTTCAATGATGTCAGTCACTACCGCCTGCACTTCAGGCGGCTTAGCCCTGCTTGCCAACATGTAAGGCAGTTCTAGGTCAAGCTTGGCAAAGATGCCAGGCAGTTCCTTGCGAAGGGCTCGATCAGCGGCAAGGCGCAGTGCCACGCGGCCCAGCTCTAATGCGATGGTGTGGAATATCTTGGTCATGGTTTTGTGGGGACGAGCAAACCGCCGATCCAGCCGGCGGCTGCACCTACCGCAGCATAAACGGCGGATGACTGCGGGTCGCAGTTGGCTGGTGTGCGGAATCGACACACCGCAAGGTCAATGCCGCCGATGGTGATGCCGGTGGCCAGCAGTGCCACTAGGCATCGGATTAGGTAGCTGCGTTCAGTGGGCGTGGTAGTCATTGGCGCCTGTTGCGGCCGTCCCAGACGCCGCTGGCTTCTAGCTTGGTGACTCGATGCTCGACGCCATTTAGGCGGCCGAAGGTTTCTTTGCGCTCGTCTTTGATGTCGGTATGGAGTATTTGTAGCTGAACAGAAATTGACTCGACGGCGCTGGTTAGGCGTATCACGGCATCGCGGGCTTCATCGTTGCGTCTGCTGAAGCCCATGGCACCCATAGCCGCCACTGTGATTGAGGCGCCTGCTACTGCGGCAATAAGTTCGATCATTGCGGCAGTGAGCTACTTAGTGAGTCTACCTATTTTCCTTGGCCGCGATTAAGCTTGCGGCCATGGCTGGGCTTACTGCGGGCGCCATTGCCTTGGCGGGTAAGTTTAGGCTTGCCCGGCTGGTGTTGCAGTGAGGCTGTGCCGGTTTTAGCGCGGACGGTCATGGCTCAAGTGCTACAACGCGAGCCTTCAGCGATTCAATTTCACCAATAGCTTCCTGCAACGCAGCCGTCAGCAGAGGCACCAGCTTGGACTGGTCGATGCCTTGGTAGACGGGGTTGCCGTCTTCATCAACTGCATCTTTGGTTCCGGTGACGGCCTCAGGCACCACGTCCTGAGCTTCGTGGGCGATGAAGCCGTCAACAGTCTGCCCTGGATTTATAACAAAGTTAAATCTGCTGGGCTTTAATGATTGCAGCCTGGAAATTGCATTCGTAATGGGAACGACGTGTTCTTTCACCCTGTAATCAGATAAATTATTAAATGCTGCGGTCGTTGCAGTTACTGAAATACTTCCGACATTAATGCCGCCTCTTGTGAAATAAGCTGCTACTCCATCTGAGTTGCGTCCTGCGTACAGTGACGGCTGGTCACTTCTATTACTAAAAAGAGTGCAGCCAGTTGCAACGGCTTCAATCATTAAGCCAGTAGCAGTGTTCCCTGCGCCAGGGAAATTGGTAGTTGTATTGACATAGACAGCCCCACTACTAATCCTCATCCGCTCCGTCGGAGAACTCGCCCCGTCGGCTGTGGTGGCCAGTACAAGCCTTCCTGGGTAGTCGCTGGCCCCTGCCGTGCCGTCCGCCTCACCAAGTATGCGGGCATAAACACCGCCAGCATTATCTTGGAACTCAATGGCCCCGAGATCTTCGCCGTCAGTAATAGCAGTAGCGGCTTCAGCGCGACGGAGACTAATAAAGCCCCCACTGGATTGCTCAATTTGTAAGGCATTCGTTCCCTGCGCGCTAGTCGTCCCTACCAGCAGCCTGCCATTGGGGTCGATGCGGGCGCGTTCGGAGCCATCGGTTTCAATTGAAACAGTATCCGCAGCAGGGAATCGGATCGCTGTGTTGGTGTCGCCGCTGTGAATGATTTTGTCGGTGATCGTTACATCGCCGTTTATCTCAACAGTGTCTGCCGAGGCATCAACAAAAAACAAATTGGTGTTGGTGTCGCCTTCAATGCGAAAGTCGCAGTTGGCGCCGCCATCATTGAACACCACTTCGCTGGTGCCAAACTCAACGCGCTCGACGCCATTGGTGGCAACGCCAATGGCATTAGTGCCAGCGCTGAAAAGGCCAGTGTCAAGGTCAGACGCAAACGACAGCCCCGGCGATGCGGCCGTGCCATTCTCCATCAGCAGCGTTCCATCCAGCTCCCGCAGCGTGATCCACGCATTATTTGCAGCGTTGCGGATCTTAAGTAGTCCCGTCGTTGTGTCTGCCCACCACTGGTAAGCATACATCGTTGCCGGTTCGGTTACGCCGCTGTTGTTACTGACGATCGCGGCAAGCTGGCCGTTCAGGTCACTGCGTACAGCAGCGCCTGTACCATTGGCTACCACATAATCCGCTTGAGCCATCTGAAGTTACGCTCCTTTCCCGTATCCTACAGCAGACCACATGAAATTCCTGCTTACGGGTGTGTTGCTGCTATCAAAAAACGTGACTTGGAAGCTAGGCCCTGTGCTGTTGGTGACGCGAAAGTAATCACCGCTGTTCATGTCTTGCGCCACAATCCCAACCGATGGCCTGGTGACGTTCAAGCCGCCAAGCGTTGCGGTGCCAGTGAAAAATGGATAATCGTAAGCCACGGTCGCGGTGCCGGCGCCGCTGGATACTGGACCAGAGCTTTGCTCTTGACGACGCTGGAAGGTTGCTGTATAGCCCAACTGGTCAACGACAATGTTTTGCGAAACATTAAAAGATTGCAGCTCAGCTTTGAATTGGAATGCACGACCTTTGAATGTGCCGTTTACAAACTCTTGCCATGCCGTGTAGGTAGGCGAACCGCTCGGGTTGTCGTTTGTATGCCTTAGATACAATTTAGCGTTTACTTGGTCAATGATGCCACCATCAAAGTCATCCCATAGATCAATTAGGTCAAGCAAGCTATCGATTGCACCGTTAGGGTAAAAGCTATTGGTGACAAAATATCTTTGCAAATCCAAAGCGTAAACATCTTCAAGGTCAAGCGTATTTAAAAACTCATATTCGCCGCTGGCCAGTATATCGCCCATATAATCAAATGAGGATATTGGATCTACGTCAGCAATGGAATCAAATAATGCACTGCCGTCAAGCGTTAGACCGTCTAGGTCATCGCTATAAAAAACATTTGTTTTGTTGCCTTGATACGGCGGCACATCGGCATCTTCGCGGCGTGCTTGAACCAGAAACGGCCCCAGTGCATCTGGAAAATCCATGATGACGCTGGTTTCGCCAATTGACTGGCGGCCACCGTCGTCTTCAAACTTGACGATGATTTCACCTTCGACCAATGGCACGATGGCTTCGGTGTTGTAGCCCGCAATTGCGGGAATCAAGTCAACGCTATTGCTCCATGTGCCGGTGCCATCGATAAGGTTGCTATGACGGATGTGTACGCGACCGCCAATCCTTACGTCAATATCAGCAGTGGGTGCCCACCTCAAACGAGCGCTGTTGGCGCTGATTGATTCGATTGATAGGTCTTGAACATCCCCTGGCACTGCGGTTTTGCCGACTGCTTGGAATAGCAGATTTGCAGGTTCTACAGATTGCTGTAGCGCAGCATTTAAGCTGTAAACTTGTATTTCGTACTGAGTATTAGCGGTGTCTAGAATTTCATAATCATTGCGTTCTAACGTAAAACTTTTCCAATTACCAAACCGCTCTCTGTAACGAATCTTGTATTGATTGACGGCATTAACGCGCTGCCAGCTGACAATAATTTTAACTAGGACTCGGCCATTGTTTTCATAAATAACTTCAGTTGCCGTTAGGTTTGTTGGTGACGGTGGTATTACATTAAGGTTGGTAATATCGCGTGGCATGAGCGGATGTCCGCGCTCAATGTAGTCATATTTGCTAGCGTCGTAAGATAGTGCAGTGACCGCATATTGACTGCCATCTTGCTCGCTTACAGCAATTACACGCCACTGGCTAGTTTGAATATCATCTGTTTGGTAAATCCATACGCTATTCGCATTTGGCGCGGCTGTAAATGCTGCTGAAACTGTAATAACAGACCCGCTGCGACTGCTTACAGCGCGGCTTTCAACTGTGCCGCTGGGCAAGATCACCGACAAATTACCGCCTGACACTGGCAGCCCATCGCTATTGTCTACGGTAATTGCAGTGGTAGTTGCAGTCGTAATTCGGCCACCACGTCGACTTCCAGCCCGCATTGGATCGCTGATGTCAATAATCTGCCCAGGCCGCACTTGCACCCCGGCATCAATGGATGCAGTAAACGTGCAGGTTTCGCCTTCATACCGCTCGGAATACAGGAGCCATTCGCCAATGCGTGATGCCTGCCCGCGTGAAGTACAGGCAAATGCAGAAACTTCAGTTGTAACTACTCCGTATTTAGCAATGGCTTCATAGTCCTCAACCACTTCATAGGCAATGTCACGGCTTGGAATGTCAAGGTAACTAACTACGGCAACATTAGGCCGATTCTTCAAGCTGCTACCGCTATAGCCAAAGCCTTTTTCGCTAACATTAGCAAGCGTAAATAAATACGATGAGTCAGCCGGTCGATCTTGCGATAGCGTAAGGCTGCCGATGCTGTAAAACGGCATGGCTCTAAACACAGAGCACATGTCGTTGATTAATTTGTACGCTTCTTCTTTAGTTTGGATATTGACATTACAGGAGAATCTAGGCTCTTGGCCGCCAAAGCCATTTGGCACCAGCGCAGACGCATACTGGGATGCACTGAAAAATGCAAACTTATCAAGCTGCGATGCTTGGATGTGGTTACCGAATCCGTACCTAGTGCTGGTCAACAAATCAAACAGAATCCAGGCTGGATCGCTGGTCCACTGTGCGGCACCAAACGTGCCGTTCCATACTCCGGCATATGTCAGTCGGCCATTAGTGGAATCTACAGTTGCGTTGTTTGGGATTCGTACTTTGATGCCGCGTATCAGATAGGATCTTTCTGGTACAGAGTTAAACTGCTCTGCATCTACTCGCAGCCCTACCAACGCACTATTGGGGTAGCGCAGTTTAGCGTAGATAATTTCAGTGTAGGATGTCCAGTTAAAAGCATTTTGCAGATTCGGATCTGCACTGTCTGGCGTGACTCGCGTAACGCGAATCTCTACAGGAAACGCGCCGGCAATAGAAACTAGGTAATCACGCTGGTATGCGTCTGGTGTGCGCCCGGCAATTGTGTCGTCGATGACTGTTGTAAAGCCACCGCCGTTGTATTGAACTGCAATCTGAAGTCTAACATCTGTGCCAAAAATATCGCCTTGGCTTGTAAACTCCTGCAACTGCGGCACCGTGATCGTTACCCGAGCTGCGTTAACATTCGTGTCGGTAATTGTTCTTACAATAGGAACCGCCTGCAAAACATTAACGTTGACCGGCCTTTCGTCTTCAATGTCCGAAGCTATAGGAATTATGTCTTGGTTTTGCGTACCATTGCGATCGTAGATTGTGACATTCTGAAAATTAAGAGTGCCGTTTGGATTCTGGATCGGCGTGTTGTCTAGAAAAATTGATTGCAGTCCATTTTTCAAACCTTGAATTTCTCCTTCGCTTAGGAGATCCAAGATGGTGACATACTGGCTGGACTGCAAGCTGTCCTGTTCTACCGTTGGCGTACGCGGCGGCGAAGGCGCAGATTGCCTGCTAGCGGGTGATTTCTTTTTGCCGGCGCCGACAATTTTTGTCATCCTGCCACCTGCACAGTGTCGATACCTGCTGAAATTGTCACAGCACCAACAACAGTTTCACCGTAAACAATTGGCACCGGTACGCCCTGGCGACTGGTATTTTGAATGCCGCTAAAACTATACGATTTGCGGGGGTCATCGTCTGTATCTTTGCCAGAGTTGTTAACTCCCTTGGGGACTTTAGGCACTGGCGTTAGCAATTGAGCCACGCCGCCAAGAACCAGGCTGGCGCCAATGCCTAACAGAACAGTGCTTACCGCAATAGGAGCGGCCAAGCCTAGCAATCCAATGGTTGCGCCGCCGGTAAAAAAGGCGCCGATAATCAAAGCTGCGCCTAGGATAATCCGCCCTGCTGCACCGGCGCCTGCCACCACTGGCACAAAGCTGATAGGTGCCGCACCAGCCGGGTGATGCAGTTCTTCTAGGTCGAGGTCGTAGGTGCCGATGCTGACGCGGTAGTGCTGGTCGTTCATGTGTGCTTCTAGCTCAGGCCAGTTGGCCAGCAGGAAACGCACCGCCTCGGCGGCAGTGGCTACGTCAGCTTCTAGTACGCGATGACCGATGAACTTAGCGAGGGCGCCGTATAGCTTGATCTTACGCAGCATGACGCAACCTCCTACCAGTACATTTTAGTAGCCAACCGCCATAAAGGTCACGGCTGCTAAGGCGACCCTCAAGATGATGCAGCACCAACTGGTCGCCAAGATAAATTGCAACATGATTCAAGCCGTCTCCGCCGATGCTCATCAGTAGTGCATCGCTAGGCATCAATGGTTCATCTTCGTCAAGCTCGCGGAATCCTGTATCGCGCCAGCAGCGATCAAACATTGGATCTGCTAAGAAGTCATCAGGATTGTTGGGGCGCTCCCAATCACGCAGCATGATGCCATTTTCGGTATACCAGTCGCGGACAAGCGTCCAGCAATCATGCACAGCCCATACCCACTCACGGCCAGCCAACGGTGCCTTGTAGCCGCATGGTATGCATTCGTCCCATGCCTCGGTTTTAGGGTTGACGATATGCCATGGCAGCCCGCTTAGCTCACAACTTGTGCGGTCTGCTGGTGATGGTGACGGCGGCGTAACAGGATGCGAATGCACAATTGCTGTGATTTCCCCTGCATCTTCTGCTGTTGCCCAATCCAGTGGGTCAAGGATAAACATCTCATTTGGGCTAGCGGCTAGGTTTTTGCATGGTCGATACCGCTTGCGGCCTTTGATCACAACCAGCAACCCACAGGATTCACGCGGGTCTTCGGCTTTTGCGTGTTCTAATGCGTCCGCTTGCCAGGTCATGAGAAGAAGGTGCCGATGCCGGGGAAGCTGCCAAATGGTAATATGCCAAACTCCCCGAAACGCTTCTTGCAGCTACTAAGCCGCTTGCCACATACATCAGCGCCTAATGTGCCAACGGGATTGTCGTTTTCATTAAAATAGCTGCTCCCCGTATAGCTGCATTCTGCTGAGCGGTAGACCCATTGGCAGATGTTGGCGATGCACTGCCGTTTGGGGGCTTGAATGCCGGCAAGGTCAAACACTGCCGCAAGTTCAAATTCAACTACATCACGAGTTTCTGTTGACTTGCGGTCGACGTAGTAGATCTCACGCGGAAACTCAGCGGTCGGGTCTGGTGTTCCGAATGGATTAACGCCACCCGGAAAATTAACCGCGTCAATGTAACGGGCTAACGTGCGAATGCGAGTAACCTTAGCGCCAAGTAACCCATCGGGTAGTGACAGCATAATTGCTGTTATTGTGCCAAAGATATTGCTGACACGCATTTTGGGGCGTGGCAATTGACCGGTGCCGTTGTAAGCAAAATCTGTCGCCTCGATTGGATAGCGGATATACTCTTGCCCGTCCCATAGGATGTTGCCGCTATCATCAGCATTAACGCCAGCGTGGAAATAGTAAGTCTCGTTAACGCCATGCTGCGCCGAATTAAGCTCTAACTGAAACAGCTCAATGACGGAGCTAGGTGCAACCTTTTGTAGCTCGGAAACAGGTACGGCCATCGCTTAAGCCTCATATGCGTAGTGTAGGGGACAGCCATGTCAAGGTTCATAATGCTACCGCGTCTCGGCTACGCGCCACGGGTCATGTCGTCAATGGCTGAGTTGTAGATCAGGGAAGCCATGATGTACCTGCGTTGGAGTCAGTCTAGGACGGGTCAGACTAGTGTGATGTCCCACTTGGAGCCAAGCCAGCTCTGTAAATTTGTTCGATCCTGAGAACCCAATACCGACGAGAAACAAATAACTTCGGCAATCAAGCCTCGCCAGCCTCGCGATACATTGCTTCTATCCAAAGCAATCTGAAAGCCATCGGTTGAAGTAGTTGCGGTGCCGGAGCTGTTTGCGACTCTAAGAATGCAAGGGCTTTCAATTTCAGAAAAAACGTTGCTAAAGCGATCAGTCGTTCCTCCGTTTAGGAAAATCCTGTTGAACAGCCCATATCCTGCTTCAAATCCTGTTCCGCCGCCATTTACAAAAATGTCTGTGCCTGTTAGGCTTGTCACTAAGCCGGAATAGCCAGCCGCAAAACTGCCGGTGTCGCTGCTGTCTGCAACAATGTATAGTTCTGCAATGTTAAACGATGTTGCTGATGTGTTGCGTAGATAATTGGAATGCGTAGACGTTCCCCAGTCCGATACCTTTTTCCCATTGATAGTTGTCGCGTAAGTGGGGCCGGTTGCACTTTTTGTTAACGTGCGGTTTGCACTTCCTTTGTCTGTGATTTGGGTGATCTGTCCACCCGACGTGGTTACGGTCGCTTCATCAGCGAAGTCATACCAGAAAATAGGTGACAGCCCTGGCATGGGGTCTGATGCAACGTTTGGCCAAATCCCCGCCCGCTTCGCCACGCTCTGCTCATTCTGAAACCACAGCCCTGATGCCGAGCCAGTGGTCGGCACCTTGCGTACACCCATCAATCCGCCGTTAAAGCCCAGCATTAGCTGATGTCCTCATACGAAATCACCAGCTCTAGGTCGCTGGCGGCGCTGGCTACTGCGCGGAGGCTGTGGCCTTCTTCTAGGTAGATGTAAGCCTCGCGGGTTACCAGCACCTGCGTGGCATCAGCAGGCACGGTGATGGTGTTGGCAATCTTGAAGCCGGTGGTGCCGTTGTAGTGCTCCAGGCTGATATCAGCAGCAGCAGCTCCGTCCACGTTGGCGCAGTAGACGCTGTTGATCTTCAGCACCTTGCCGGAGCTGGCGCCGTTGCTGAGCGCAGCAGCCAGTGAGGCGGTCACGGCGTAACCCACGGTTTTGCCGGTGATCGTCGTTGGGGTTTTAAGGTTTGGTGCAGCCATGATTCAAGATGCCCACCAGGAGGGGTAGATGTCGGTCTCAAACCCGTAGGTTTGGGCGATCCAGTCCCCATAATAGCTGGTTTCGCCCCCACCGCCGCCGCCGCCCGGAGAAGAGTTGAAGTCAAACGTAGGAGCACCGCCCGGACGAAACGTGATCTCTACCTGCTGAGCATCGTCTGGGTTGATGTTCAAGCTGGCGCTAAGCAGCACAGCATCCATGGTGATGCTGCGGCTGAAGTCTTCAGTGGCGCCTTGGTCGGTATATAGTTTGAAGCCGCAACCAACTTGTTGCCGCTGTAGCACATCCTCAACCATGCGGTTAGACAGTGCCGCATCTTCGTTGGTGACATAAACGGTAGCAGTGCCGGCGCCATCAGCAAAACCAGGAATATAAGAACGGAATGGCGCGAGCTGCCCGACAACCTGACCGATGGTGGTTACGTCGATGTCAGCGCGGCTGATTTCAAGCGACCATAACTGCACCTGCCCAACAGCGGCGTAGTCGGCGTAGTACACCTCAAACTCGTTAAATGCTACGGCAGTGCCATCATCAGTAATCGCAAGGATAGTGCCGCCAGCAGCCGTCGAAACCGTCAGCGCACCAGTGGCGGCGGTGTAGGTCAAGACGTAGTAAGTGGTAGCCGCTGAGATAGGAGCAGGCAGCGTGCCAGTGCCAGCTTCGCCGGTCTGGCTGTTAACGATGCGAAACTTGACTGGATCGCCAGCTTTTAGATTGAGGTATTGCTGAACTGTAATTACATCAGTGCTGGCGTTGACGCCGGTTTCAGGAAACGATCCGGTGGTGCCAGCAGGCTTGTAATAAAGGGCACCGGACGTACCGGACAAGACAGTAACTGCCATTATGTCAGCGGTAGTGGCTGCATCAGTCTAAGGTTCAAACACTTGTTTAAACGTGGCTCGGATAACAGCGCGGAATGGTTCATCTATTGCTTTTTGCCATTCGCTGCATACCCACTTGTAGCTGGTGCTGGTATCAGGTGGTGTCCAGTCAAATGACTCGGCACCAGCGCGGGCTTCTAGGAAGGTTTCAATTTCATCGGCTACTTCCTCGGTTACATTCCACTCCAGTGTCCATTCTTTGGGGTCTTGGTTGAGGCCAAACCGCACGCGCTGCTCATAGCCATCGCCAAACTTGGTGGAGCGTACGGTGGGGGCGCTGCTTTTGCTTGCGCCAACGCGTGGTTTGTAATCAGGGAAAGTAGCCATTAGCGTGCCAGGATTCCGCCAGGGCGTTGTTGTTTGATTAGCTCTGACTGTACCGCAGCACTGATGACACGGCCAAGCTGGTTAGCGTCTTGATCGTTGCCTTCTACGCTACTGCCTTTGGCGTCAACGTTAACGACCACGTTGACGCCGCCGCCGCCCATCTTGTCGTTAGCAATGATAGTGCCGCTGCGGCCTGGTACGAACAGCTCGGGGCCACGCTCGCCCACCATGTAGGTCTGGCCGCTGGATACGGGGCCACCTTTGGCACGGGCCTTAAATGCGCCGGAGTAATTTTTGGCCCCCGGCAATGACGGCACCATTTGCGCTGGTGCGCCAGGCTTGAACATGCTGCTGCCAATCCCGCCACTACTGCCACCTGGCAGTAAGCCCACGATGGTATTAAGGATTGCCATCTGGATCATCTTGGCGATGATTTGCGCGGCCATATCAAGGAACATATCCGCCACGCTAGTAAAGAAGCTAGCAAGTGCTTCTTTGGCAGTCATGCTGCCGCTGATGATACCTTTAAAGGATGTACTAAATGCGTCGCCGATGCCAGCGGCGGCAGTTGTAATCATATTGATCGGATCGGTTAATGCATCAAGTTCTGCCTTGACACCAGCGGCTGCGCTTTCAAGTCGTTCCCTATCAGTTTTGGGTCTAGCTAGTTCAGTCTTCTTAGCAGTGATGGCGCCAATCTCCTTAGGCGTAAACCCTTGGCCTTGCAGCTTGGCTAGCTCATAGGCCAGCCTTAGTTGCTCACGCGCCTGCTCGGTGGTAGCAGATTTAAGTGCTAGCTCTAGGTCAAGTCCGGCGATGATTTCATTAAAGTTCTTTTTCTGCTCTAGCTGCAGCTTTAGCACATCTTGAACCCCTTCCTGATTGATAGCTTCCGCTACGGCTTGCCTGGTGCGAGCAATAGCAAGTTGCACTACGTTGTTTTTTTCTTCTTCTAGCAATCGCGCAGTTTCATTACCTGCCAGCACTAATGCTTCTGCTGTTTGCAGTTGGCGTACTCGTATCGGATCAGCATCTTGTTCTGCTTCAAATATCAACCGTGCAAACTTAGTTTGTATGCCTTTTTGCTTTGTAATAAACTGCTGATCCTTTACTACATCAGCAACGCGCTGCGACTCCCTTAGTGCTTCATCAGCAGCGCGCTTAGCGCCATCAGCACCGCCTGCCTTGCTACCGGTAGGGCCTGTAGCAGTGGTGTCACCTACCGTTGCGCCTATTGGGGTGTTTATGGCATTGCCAGTCGCTGCGGCGCGTTGGATTGGGGTTGTTTGTATTGCTTTAATTCTTGATTGGCCTGTATTGATACGAGCTTGCAGTTCGGTAAGTCTTGCCCTATCCGATGGCAGCGCACGTTCGTTAGATGACAGTGCTGCATTGTCTTGCATTTGTATTTGCAAGGCCAACGCGCTAGCAAGTTTTTTATCATTTGCTAGATTCTTCTGTGCTGCCGCTAGCATTTGATTGCGCTCTGCTGCGGTTTTACCTTTAAGCTGCTGCGCTAAAGATGTTGGAGTTCCCGCTGCTTCGCTTTTACCTGCTGCTGTAGAGCTTCCTAGTATTGCGCCTGTTTGTGTTATTACATAATTGATGCCAACTGTAATAATGCCAATACTGGCAAGGCCCAGCAAAGCGCCAGCCAGGCCGCCCACGGAGGCAGTCGCGGCTACAGATGTAGCTTGCAGTGCTCTTGCGTTGTTGGTATAAAGCGCAAATGCTCCGGCGCTAGTTGTTGCTGCGGCGCCAGTGGTAGCAGTAGCGCCAGCCATTGCAACCTGGGCCGCAACAAATGCCGCATTTAATCCAATGATTGCTTTGATTGCTTTATCTACTAGCAATAACTGTATGATTAGTTTTGCTAGCTCGCCCGCTGCATTCATCACGGGCTGCGGCACCATTGCCATAACATCGGCGAACCCGTTTACCCCTTTGGTTATATCTTGAATGGCAATGACAAGCGTTGGCCCGAATGCTTTGCCTAGCGCTTCGCTTAGGTTCTTGAATGATGTATCTAATGCCTTGAGTGTATTCTCAAGGCTTCCTTTCATTGTTTGAAAGTCTGCATCAGTCTTACCTGCTGCACCGCCTATTTGCTCAAGAATTGTTTTGAAATCTGAGCCATCTTTTGATGCCGCGGCAAATGCACCGCGCATCGCTTCTTGGCTGCCAAGTAAGCGCGCCGATGCCTCCTTATCTTTGTCAATAGCTACAGCCAGCTCAGCCATTAAACCCGTAAATCCCTTAGCTTGCAGCCCGCCATAGTTCCATGCAATGCCTAACTTTGCCGCTGCTTCTTGGCTTTCTTTA